CTTTCTCCTTTGTATTAACAAAGTTCTATTCCTCTCTTTCTTCTGCTACTTCCATAAGTCTTTCAAAAACATCTTCATTCATATCATAGTCTTCAACGGTCATAAGACCTTCAATATCTTCATCTGATAGTTCATATAAACTAACATCAAATTTAGCTCCGTCGTCCATCATCATAAACAATTTATGATTGTCTAAGTCCATCTCACCATATGTGTAGTTGTAAAGTTCGTACTTTTCTTTCATTTTTTTCCTCCTTCTAATGCCTTTTTTTGATGGTGTCTTGCGGCTTTGGTCGGCTACCGCAAGTTGTTTTCTTGTTCCTTACACCCATATAATAACACGCACTGCGTATAATGTCAACGCTTTTTCTGAAAAAATTTTCAACTATCATATTTTTTGCTATGCAGTCTATCAAACTCTTTTAAAGCTTCTTTGTGAAGTGTTAACACCCACCTCATTCCGTAGTTCATTTTTTCAGATATTTCCTCGAATTTTAGACCTCCTACGTATCGCATAACGAGTAGACTTCTGTATTTTATATTCTTTATCTCGTCTATCTCTTTACTGATCTTAGTTTGCAACTTCACATATGCTTTCATCTGTTCGCTAATGTCTTTTTTCAGTTCTATCACTCTTATGACGATATCTTCATTTCTATTACTGTGACTACTATCAACTTTACAATTACTTAGTACACTTGTTACTTTCTTCGACATTGCATCAAGACTTTCACACTCAAGCTGTTTTGCTTCGATAAGTCTTTTAAGATTTAAAAGCTGTCTAAGATATTCTTTAGCTGCCACTTTATCGCCCCCTTTTTTATTTTATCTCTTCTTTTCTCTTATCTTCCATCATCTTATCCCCACTGCTCCGCCATCGCTCTTGCGATGCCCGGAAATGTTTTACTTCTGACCTTTGCTCTATCCCCATTAACCAGCTCTGTCCAGCATCTTGCCCTTCCGCCTGAATGCCTACCGAAGATTTTTGCATTATCCGGCTTACTTAAATTGTTGCCCTGTAAGGGCTTCAATCCTTTTAACCATAAACAAGTGCGTTTTGTCACATAATTCTCTTTGTCATCTTCAGACTCTGCAAATTGGTAGGGTTCAATAATTTGGTCGGGCTTTCTGTATACAGTATTCATCACGCCAACTGGATTTTCTATTGCTATCTTTTCGCAATTTACATTTGCAAATTTCATGAAGAACTCCTGCGCCTGTATTCTCTTTTCTGTCCTTGCGTTAATTTGCTCAAGTGTAGCACTCTTTAAACTGTGATTTCTTGTCGCTACATTGCTCAAGTAAGTGCAAGGCGGATGTGCTATGATCAAATCCCATTTTTCTATATTGTGAATGCTTCCGTCCTCTGTCTTAAATATCCGCCTCCCCTCCAAAAACTTGAGTGCATCATCTTTTATATGCCATTCTGGATGTCCGCCATATTGCTCTTCTATGCCACAACTATAAGCATTATGACCTAATGCTCTGAACTCTTTACAAACCTGTTGACTGCGTTCACACGCTATCAATACATTCATTTACTCGTACCTCCTCCTACTCTCTTTATGCACAACCTCACCTTGCCGTCATATCTTTATTGCTATCTCTCCACCACACGCGGCGTATCCAATCAAGTCTACCCAACTGTCTTTACTTCCATAGCAACTTCCCTTTAGCCTTGCTATCTTAAAAAGACACATCATTATTGCGACATCTGTTGGTCCTAAATCTGCATCCAGATAAGCGTTCCACAGTTTCGCTATATCTGAAAAATTATCCTCCGGCTCTCCATACTGCAAATTTCTATCACTGCATATACACTTTTCTGCTTCTACTAAAAACTCTTTTCTTGTCATTATCCATTCTCCTTTACTCGTGTAGCAAATGCCAGGCCTAACCACTCCTCAGGTCCTTTTATGTAAACAAGATCGCTATTTTCACCAGCATAATACCTTATTGCTTGTCCAAAAGGCTTTATAAGTTTTTCATCTACAAAAATTGATTTGCCAAAAGGCGTTTTAAATTCTTTTAGCTGTATCCCGTCCGGTAGGAGCTTTATCATCTTTGTATCTGTAATCTGCTCTGCATCTTCTGCACTCTTAAATATCTTCTCTACCATCGGATTACCGACTTCGGCAAACGCCTGACTCAGTAAACAGTACTTCTCAGGTATCAAATATATTGATATTCCTTTGTAAATAAGTGGTATATATGTATTTCCGGCTATCGTGACAGCACTATACATTCTATAGTCTGCTGCTCTTCCTGTAATTTTTGACTTGTAGATATTTTTTACAGCGTCGGCCTGTATTTTTCCAAAATCTATCATTTTTTCAATCTCTCCTTTACTTCTTGTATTCTGGCTTTTAAGCTGTCAAGCAAGGCTTGCTGTGTATCACTCTTGCCCTCAAGCGCTTTGGCCACATCCTCATCACGCTTGCCTTTTACAAGTAGCTGATGAACTATAACCTTTTGCTTTTGTCCTTGCCTGTGAAGTCTTTTAAGTGCCTGCTGGTAGAGTTCCAAAGACCAGTTAAGACCAAACCATATCATGTGATTGCCCCCGTCTTGTAGATTAAGCCCATAGGCTGCACTCGCGGGGTGTGCAAGTAGTAACTCTATTTTGCCGTCATTCCAGTCTTTCTGGTCCTGTACGGTCTTCAGCTCTCTGCACTGTGGGAACTCTTTCATGATTCGTTCTTTGTCGTGCTGGAAGCTGTAGAACAATAAAATATTATGGCCTTTCAGGGATTCTATAATCTCTTTCAGTGCGTCCATCTTACAGTCGTGTATGTGATGAACCCCTCTGCCTTCGTCATAAACTGCACCATTACAAAGCTGTAAAAGCTTATTTGAAAGTGCAGCGCCATTTGTAGCAGATATTTCCCCGTCAGGGATTTGTAAAATATACTCTGTTTCAAATTCTCTGTAAGCTTTATCGGCCTTAGCATCTAAAACTACATACACCGGATTTACAACAAGGTCAGGAAGCTCTAAATAGTCACTCGCTTGCATTGATATGCAAAGGTCTGATAACTCTTTAGATATAAGCTCTTTGGCTCCGTCTTTAGGGGTATAATTCTGTCTCCCTGATGCGTCTGCTGTATAGCTATCAAAATATCTATTACGGTATTGAGTAATAGTCTTATAAAGCCTTTGTCCCTTATCAAGCAAATACACTTGCGCCCATAGATCCATTAAGCCATTAGGTGCCGGAGTTCCTGTAAGCCCTATAATTCTATCTATCCTTGGCCTTATAGCTTTTAAATCCTTAAATCTCTTTGCTTCTCTGCTCTTAAAACTTGATAGCTCATCTATAACCACCGTATCAAAAGGCCAATCGTTTTTGTAATAATCCACAAGCCATGATACATTTTCACGATTTATAACATAGATGTCCGCAGGCGTGCAAAGTGCTCTAATCCTCTTTGCACTACTGCCAAGGCAGGTGCTTATTCTTAAATGCTTTAAGTGGTCCCATTTATCGGCCTCAAGTGCCCAAGTTCCCTCTGCAACCTTTTTCGGTGCTATGACTAAGGCTTTTGAAATCTCAAAACGGTTATAAAGCAAATCATTAAGTGCGGTCAGAGTTATCACAGTTTTCCCTAATCCCATATCGAGAAATAGCCCGATTTCTTTTTGTGATATTATCCTTTCAATGCAGTACCTTTGGTAGTTATGTGCTTTGTATATCATTTAAAAATTTGCCTACTCCTTCCTTGCTATCAATTACAGACACACTGCATCCTAAGTCCCTGAGCCTGCCTATCTGTCTATTCTGTAAATGGCTTGTTTTCCCTCCAGGCCTTTTAAGCTCCACAAAATAAATTCTGTTATCCGGCATTACTATAAGTCTGTCAGGTACTCCTGCATTGCCTGGAGATGTAAACTTGAAGGCTATGCCCCCTAGTCTTTTCACCCCAAGTCTTAAATACTCTTCAATCTCTCGTTCTCTCATTTTCCTCCTTTGGGGCAACTTTGACGCATTTCCCTATACATATATATATTAGGCGTATATTAGGGGCGTATATATGGTATATAGTGTCTATTTTATATAGTTATATATAGAAAGTTGCGGTTGCCCTTACTGTATAAACCCTGATAAATCAAGGCTTTAAGAGGCAACTTAGGGGCAACTTTCTAAGGGTGAAAGTTGCCCCCGGAAAATTTTAGAAAGTTGCCCCTAAGCCACGAAGTTGCCCCTGAAAGTTGCCCCTAGACCTCGCATAATTTAAAGCCTTTTTGATCCCCGTGGCATCCGAATTTGATCGCTGATTTACAGCGCTTAAAATCTTTTAGGGCTTCTAAAATTCCGTTTATCTCCACAGTGTCCTGTCGCCTTGCAGTACTTGCATCTTTTCCGAAGCACTCTGTCCAGATCTCCGCGGCACATATTCTATCCCTCTTTACAGTATTGCCTTTATATGTTTTGTACTCAAAAGACCAGTACGCTCTTCTTTGCTCCAAGCTGTATTTGTTCCAGTTTTCCGGTACTTCTTTCTCTACGAACTCCCTAACCATTCCTGTTTTAATGGAAACCTCTCTATGCTCTTCCTGCACAAGTCTTGCCATAGCCTCTATATCTTTTGGCAGGTGTAATTTCTCGCCTAGCTGCCAGTAAAAGTATGCTTCCGCCCATATTTGGTCTCTCTCTTTTGGAAGGTCGTTAAAAACAGATTTTGTGGTTTTAAGTAGGTCAGCATCCACGGGCCAAAACCTACGGTTCCCTGTCGGGTCTCTTAAATACTCACTAACATTTGTAGTTCCAAAGAATACGCACTTTCTGGGAAACCGCGCTGTTCTTCTTCCATACGCTTCTCTGTATATATCGTCAGTCTTTGAAAGAAACTGCTTTACCGTGTTAGTCTCTGACTTAGACATACCGCTAAGCTCTCCGACTTCTATGATCCATCTGCCCTGAATAAGCTCCGCTGCCTCTTTTCCCTCAAAGGTCATAAGGCTGTCTGAAAACCACTCACCTCCTAAAATAGCAAAAAATGTACTTTTACCTATGCCCTGTGCCCCTGAGATAATAACCATATTGTCAAACTTGGCTCCCGGCTGCATTACCCTCATAACTGCTGCGACAAAAGATTTCTTTGTTACAGCCTTTACATATAAACTGTTTTCAGCACCGAAATAGTCTATAAATAGATTCTCAAGTCTTTGTATGCCATCCCAGCTAAGTCCTGTTAAATAGTCTTTAACACTGTTAAAAGCGTGCTTGTGGGCACACAAAGTGGTTGCATCGTATATCTTATCCTTACCCGTGATTCCGTACACGCTTTCAAGGTACCACCTAAGACCTGCGTCATCTGTATCATCCCATTGCCTTTTTTCATCTCCTGCATTCCAGGGCAAGGCTCCCAACGCAACACCTCTGCAGGCAAAATCATCGAGAGCTATTTTATTCTTTAATAACGGATCATTATCAAGAATCAGACTTATATTGCCTATTGTCTTTTCCACAGCTCCGTTTCCGTTTATTTTAAGCCCTGCCATCCAGCCGCTGCTGTCATCTGCTATGCCGGTTTTAAACTCCCCGCTTGCCTCTTTATATCTCTCTTTAGTTAAAAGTACAGATACTTCTTTTATACTTTTTACAAGCTCTGCCATGGCCAAATAAGAAGGTAATTTATTTGTCGGCGTATCTGGCTTCACATCTACATCCAAGTCACTGAACTTATGAAGTCTTACAAGATCCCAGGCATTGCACAGTCTTCCGCTTGCGGGGTCCGTAGCATGATGCGAATATAACCACAGCCCGTTGTATACGATAGCACCTCCTGAGGTTGAGCCGCCCGAGTAAGTATATCTGTTTTCATGCTCTGTGCTTAAGTATACCCCAGGGATAAGTTCATCCATAGCTCTGTAAATGTCGTAAGTTCTACAAAATGCTCCTATTATACCGCTCTTCTCCCTAGGGTCCTGCTGTTTATTCGCAAGGTGTGTGTACTTTTGAGCCTCGTTCGGTACAAGCGACCATTCTAAGTGATTATGCCAGTCGTTGTACATAGCCAGCACGCCCTTGGGATCTAAAAAACCACCATCAAGAACTTTAAAAACATATACGCTGTCACTACTGCAACTCGGGTTATACATAAGTCTTGAGGCTTGGAATGTTGTCGGGTCCGCCCACTCTATCCCTATAAGCTTTGCAACTTTTCTTGCTATCGGCTCATACTCTTCGGCTGTTACAGTGTTTGCAAGCGGAATAATTACTCTGAGTCTCGGTCTTGCAAGCTCGTGTTTTCTAGTGCTGTGTACTAAAAGAGCACAGCCAAGCAGAGTTATTCTCTTTAAAACTTCATCAGTCATTCCGCTCGGAATGTTATCGAGGTCGAGCGTAACTAAATCACGACCTTCTACGCTTCTTGCACCCCTTCGGCCGTTTATGAGAGAGCCTCCCACATAGCCCCCCACATCCTTAAGTTCATCCTGCTTCGACTTTGGAAGGCTTAGAAAGTGTTCCAGTGTCTCAGGCGACCTTACAGGAGTCTCTAATTTTTTTATGAATTCCGACCACCAAATTGTCTGCCTCTGCCACTTAGCAGAAAATCGACTGGCGGCAATGGAAATAGTCAGCTTTTTATCCGTCATAATTTAGTCCTTTTTATAAAACATTGATTCAAAACCGTCTCCGCGGAGTATTAACCCTTGAGCCCATGGCACAGGCTCCGCCATTATGTCTGTCAGCTCCCTAAGTTCTCTATTCATCGGGCTGTCAATTACCATTTCATCATGTATATGCATTACTACCTTAAATCCCTTCGCCGCAGTCTTTTTCATACTTAACGCCAAACAGTCTCTTGCTATTGCTTGAACTATATTCTCGACTATCTTTCCGCCGTAGGTGCCTATCTCTCCCCATTTCTTAGTGCCTTGTTCTACGCCCATATAAAACATTTGTTCTTTGCCTTTTTCATTGGTCTTAAGCGTAGGACTTACATAAAATAGCTCTCTACCAGAAGGCAGCGTAATGATCATAAAATTATCTGCTTTTCTGAAAGTACAGCCGTTTACATTTTGTGCTGTGCCTGTACGAATTGCTGTAAGAACTGCACTCTCGCATCTATACCAGAGCTCAACTATTCTTTTGTTTGAGGCTCTCCATCTTGCGACAATATCAAACAGTTCGTCATCGCTAAGCCCCATTTTATCAGCACCCATGGCCTTTAAGGCCCCGACATGTCCCTGATACCCCAAAGCAAGCTCCGCAATCTTTCCTTTTTGTCTGAGCTCATATTCCGGATTACCTTTTTTAATTCTATCTATCGGCACCCCGAACATGGCAGAAGCGGAAGCTTCATAAATTTTACCGTGCGTGGCAAATACTTCTTGCCTCCACCTCTCTCCTGATAGCCAAGCAATCACTCTTGCTTCAATAGCGGAGAAGTCTGCAACAATAAACTTATTGCCCTTCGCCGGTACAAAAGTAGTTCTTATAAGTTGAGATAAAGTGTCAGGAACATTCCCGAATATCATTTTTAAGCTGCCCAAGTCCTTTGCTTTTACAAGGTCTCTTGCAAGCTCTATCATGCCCATGTGGTTTCTTGGAAGGTTCTGCACTTGTACAAGTCTGCCCGCCCACCTTCCTGTTCGGTTTCCGCCATAAAACTGTAAAAGTCCTCTTATTCTTCCGTCATCGCAAAGGGCGTTTTTCATGGCATCATACTTCTTTACTGAAGTCTTTGAAAGTTCCTGCCTTATCTCAAGCATCCTTACAGCTGTGCCGTTGCTAAGGTCTTTTATCATGCCTGAGACTGTTTCTTTCCTGAGATTGTCCACTTCTTCGCCTGTCTCTTCCTCAAGCCATTTAGATAACTGTTGTACTGACTTAGGATTGCTTAATCCTGTAATCTCTTTAGCTTCTTCCATAAGGCTCTCTGTGACAGCCTGGGAGCAATATAAAGCCCCCTCAATGAGTTTTTCATCTACTGCTACACCTGTGTTATTTATCATCAAATCCAGTCGCCACAGTTCCATCTCGTCAGCAGGCACTGAGTATTTGTCTAAAATGTTTTTTATAGACATCTCTGTTACCACATCCTGCTTGCAATATTCCTTGAATAATTTCCATTTTTCAGGCTCATGTTGCGGTAGTATTCTTACTCTAGGATCCGTTTTTGTCGGCTTACGGGGTACACAGAATTTTCTTATAAGACTTAAGCCTACACCCATTTTTCTTTTGTCTTGTGGAAGTCCTATAGCTTCGCCTACAGAAGATAATCCTGCAGGATAACCTAAGTACAGTCCGTGATGCATTGTGCACGCCCAGCCTTCTAATGGCAGTTCGTGACCGTAATATTTTGATAAGCAAAGCCACTCAAAAGTTGCATTGTATGCACATTTTTCTATGCTTTGCGAGATTATCAGGCTGTAAAGTAAATCCATACCAGACCTAAAGTCAGGCTCTGTAAAATCAAGTATCTGCACAGGCCCTCCGTCTAAGCTATACGCCGCAAGCATTATTTCAAAATCAGGAGAGCGTACATATGCGTACGCTCCCGCTTTTTTAATATCTACACTGCTATAGGTTTCTAAGTCTATTGACAACCTAATCATAGACCCATAACTCCGCCCTGCACTACGGGTTGCCCGGTTATAGGGTCAATTTGTGGCTGTACTTGCTGTGTATAT